CTCACTTATTGTGAGGATCTTGAGTGAATGTCCGGTCACATGGCAGGTTATCACGGAGTAATCCGAGAAGACCTTCATGGACGGGACGAAGAATAAATTGACTATAGTAATCTACCATAGCAATTACCCTTCTTTTCAGTTCAGGATCTTTCACAATCGCCAATTGGCCACAACCAGTTTTCTCTGTTTGCGGCAAAATGTGATTAAGCTTAAAGGATACTTTGTAAAAGAGGTCAAACCTATTCACATAGTCACCTAAAAGCTGACCACATGCATCAAGTAGTGGATAAGGAAGTTGTAAAATGCTTCTTCATGCACTAATTGTTGCTGGGCCACAAGGTGATGACTTCATACTTAAGTAATGATCATCATCCTTGTAAGTAGGAGGTGGTAAGATCAACTTATAATGTACTACAAAATCACGTATGAATCAAAGTGGAATAACATAGTTCTTCCCCTTGTATCCATCGGTAATCGTAGTAGTGTCATAAGAAATCTTAGACTCCTCTTTCTTTGTAGGTTCTAGGGTTCTAATGATAGAAAGTATAGTCAGACAAGCTCTGATTTTACTTCTATCACCAGAATCTATTAACTTACGAAGGAAAAGAAGTCTCACTGGGAAACCATCACGAGTGACTGAAACATTGTTAGTATTAACTAACAATGGTTGTTTACAAATATATCTTGTTATGTGCAATTTCGCACACTTAAGATATGCTATTGTAAATTGGATTCCGTTATGTTTACGTAACGAATCCACCAGTCACAGAAACTGCCTTAACTCATTGGATACATCGATCTGATGGAAAGACATAACTAATCTTTTAGTTATTATTTCTATTCTTTTCATGATTCATAATTAAGGTGGAGGATGGTTGAATTAGTATCATTACAGGTTCTCCCTTGGGATACCTGCCTATGTACTAATCATTGCCTTTCAGTGATCCTGCCATAACGGGATTCCTTAACCGTAAGGTTAGGGGTCTCCAACAAGGAAGTGGTTTACACTTTTGGTTGAGTGACTGAAGTAAAATCTCAGTCAGTGTTCCTTGAACACCTTCTGGGTCACAAGTGAGGATGGCTCCCGAAAATGAGCTATCC